ATTTATTAAAAATATATAATATTAAGTATTATTAATAAATAGTAATGAATATAACACTTTTTATAATAATTTTTACAATAATACTAATTTTATTTTTACTATTTAGATTGATTACTAATTACAAACAATTTTATTACGATTATATTTTAAACTATTTTACAAATAGTTGGTTATATAAAAGTAAATATTTTAATAATAATTTTGAAAAAAGTATCTCACCATTTTATAAGGGAGAAATTAATTTTGAAAATACATTTAATAAAAATATTAATATAAGAAATAAAAATGAATATACAATTTTAAATAAATACTATACAAAAAATATATTAAATGATTTAAGAAACATAAATAGTGATGATATAGTACTAACAAATTTATTAAAAAAAATTTTAAAGCATACAAATATAGATGGTAAAAAAATAAATTATGAAGATTGTATTATTATTGATGTATTGAATGCTAAAGGAAGTTATTTTCCAGCATTTCATACAGATATAGAATGGAATGCATTTAGTAATAATGAAGGATTTCAAGTATGGATATTATTAGAAGAAGATGAAAAAATAAAACCAAATGGTAAAATGTTTATATTAGAAACCAGTTTAGTAGAACCGGCTAAAGTATTAGATATAACAGAAAATAGTGTTATTATTAGTGATATTGATGTTAAATTTAATAATAATAAAAAAAAATTTAAATCATTACACGAAATTAATCCTAAAATAAAATATTTAAATTCAAAAGTAGGAGAAATATTTATAATGACAAAAAATGTATTTCATATGAGTGATCCTAGACATCCTGAAACTAATAGAAGAGCCATAAATTTTAGAGTTGTAATTAAAAATAATAAAAATGATGATTTTAAAATAAATAATGATATTGCATTATTTACATTATTAACAAAATTTAGAAAACAAATTAGTATTAATCATTTAAGTTAATACTATTTTTCATGATTTTACTGAAACTTTAAATAATCCATTTAAACAAAAAAGTAAAAGAATAATATATAAAGCTTCACCAAATTATAATTATTTTGATTATAAAGATAATCCAAATTATGGTAATTAAATATATAAAACTATATTGATAGATTCAAAAAAATCTATGTTATAAATTAATCTATAAATTATAATTGTTAATACTAATACTAATATGAATAAAAAAAATATTATATATGTTGATCTCATTGTATTTTTTAAATATTTATTATTATTTATTATTTAATATTACATATTTACCATGTATAATTTATAAACATATAATTACGTATTTTTTGTAAATATTTTCCAAGAAAACTAAATTTAGAATCTGTAGTTAAATTAATTATTAAACTTACTCGTTTACCTTCTTTACTTTGATGAGATACTTTATGTATAACTTTATCTCCATTATATACTATTCCTTGACCTATTTTTATTACTATTTTTTTCTCATTTTTATCTTTATCTTTTATTGTTAAATATGATTCATTTTTATTATTTATATATAAAGGTATTAAAACTGTATAACGTGTTCCTAAAGTAAAGTTAGTATCAAAATGATAACTCATAAAATCATTTTCTTGATAAAGTTGCATTGCTATATGTAATGGTTCTGTATTATGATCCATAAAATATAAATTTTTTTCATTTATTATTTCTTTAATTTTTAACAAAAAATCTTCGTTATTAAATTGTTTTAAATAATTATTACAATTATTAGAAATATCTATATAATTAAATACTTTACAACTTGAATTATTAAAATTTAAATTAGGATTTTTTATAAAACCTTTTTCATTTAACAAATCAACTAAATATTCAGAATTACTAATATCTACATCAAAATAATGTATAGTATCATTATATGAAAAATAATTTGTATAACTTATTAAAATTATAAAAATAAATAGTATAAAAAACAAAATTCTTTTATAAAAAATCATTATAATATTGTTTTATATAATTAATTATTTAATTTTAATAGTTATTACATATAAATTAATTATTTAAATACTATTTTTTATTGATTCATTATAAATTTTTTTTATTTTTATTTATAGTATTATACTTATTTTTTTATTAATAAAAATAAAATAATCAAAAATAATATCAATAAACTTAATAATATTATAATATAATTTTTAAAAATAAAATAATAAATATACCATCCATTTGTATCTACATCTAGTCTTAATAATTTTATAATAAATTTAGAAAATAATACCCATAAATATGAACCCCAATTAACCATATTTTCAGTTTCTGGAAGTAATTGAACAATTAATGGGTATTTAAAAGTATATATATTATTTAATTTACTTATATAGTCACCGTCCATTTGCCCATTATTAAAATTAGTTTTTATTATATTATTTGTTAATAATTTTCTAGATTCTTTTGAATAAATATTTGCTTGCGAATAGCAATAATTGGAAAATATTTTATAAAAATCATTATTATATTTTGAAAATAATCCAATTGAACCAAAAGTAAAAATATTAAAATTTTCATTTTTTATAAAATTATCAATCTTTTCATAAACTATTAAATCTTTATTTATAACTATTGCGTCATCTTCTAATACAATTACATTATTATATTCTTTTAAATATTCAAATGCACTATAATATGCATGAATAATATCGTTTGCACTATTTTTAATAATATCTGGTTTTTTACAATTTTTATATCCTTTATTATATTGAATTATAGTTTTTTTTGCAAGACTTAATAAAAAGGGGTCTTCGTTAAATCTATTTGAACCTTCCATTGTTAATATAAGAACAACATCAACATTTTTTAATAGTGGCTCTTTTGTTTCATTTATTATTTTATAATAATAACAAGTCATAAGTATATATAATTAATTATTTAATTTTTATAGTTATTACATAATTTTATTTAATATAAGTAATTAATTTTTTTTATTATAATAAAAAAAGTTAGTTACTTCTATATTTTTTATATTTTTATTTTTATTTGCAATCCATTTATGTGGATACAACATTCTTGTATCAATTTTATAATTTTCAGATATAATATTATCTCTACAAAAATTACTACAACATTTACTATCAAACGCTAAATATATATTAGCATATTGTAAAATTTTTTTTTTACAATTTTCACAATATGTCATCATATAATTATATATATTTATATATTTATATGATGAAAAATATATTTAAATATCTAAACTTACAATATTTTTATCACTCTTTTGTTTTCTTTTAGATTTGGGTAATTTTGATTTATTTAAATCTGTTAAATCATCTATGCTAATTGTACTTTCATCTTTTAAATTGTCATTATTTATATCTATTTGTTTTGTTTTTAAATTATTTAATAATGATGATATATCATTTTGTTTAGTATTAGAAGGTCCTTTCATTTCTGGTCTAGTAATTTTTTCTTCTTTATTCGGATTTCCATAATTATCAGAGTTAGAAATATTTCCTGAACGAGCATTCATTAAATCTGGTCTGTTTGGTAAATTTTGTGTTCTTTTACTTCTTTCTGGTAATTTTGATTCCATTGGTGGAGGTAAAGGTCCTTCATTTGGAATATCTGGCATTTCTCTTTGCATAGGATTAGAAAAACCACCGAATCCAGGATTTGCTCCACTTCCAAATCCATTTTGTCTGTCACTATCACCACCATTAAAAAGTCCATTCATAAAACCACCAAATCCTGGATTAGATTTACCCATTGTATTTACTGCAGCACTAGTAAATTGTTTCATTAATTCAGGATTTTGTCTCATTATATCATCCATTCCAGGCATAGATGATTTAAATAGTGTATTTGACATATGTACCATAATTGCTGAACCACCCAATTGAAATAATAATTTTAATTCAGGTGACATTTTAGCTTTAGATTTATATTTTTCATGAAGTTCTGCAAAAATTTCATCATATTCTTCAATATTTTCATTTAATTGTTCACCCCATCCATCTAATTTAATATCAAATGGATCAAATTTATTATTTAAAAATTCTAATCCAGTTACACATGCCATTAACATTTTCCCTTGAAATTTAACAGAATTTGATTTTTCTTTTTCTGCAATAATTGTTTCATATTCTCCAATCATTTCTTTTAAATCAGAATCCATGTTATATTTTTTACTTAACGATACTCCTTTTTTCTCTAAATCTTCTAATTTTCTTAAAAATTTGAATTTTTCTTTCATTTCTTCTTCTTTAGATAGTTTTGGGACATCAACTTTTTCAATATTATTTGGTATAGAATTTATTTTAGAATATCCATCCCATGTTTTAGTTTCATTCATTTTAGCTGTTGATTTTCCAATATTATCTTTTATATCATTTAAAGGTTTTACATTTTTACCATCATCTTTATTTGAAAATAGATTTGTGAATACAGATTTTTTCTCATCCGGTTTTTTTTCTTCAACAACATCATTTAATTCATTTAATTCATTTTCTAATTTATCAATATCTTCTATTTCTATATTTGTATTATTCTTTTTTTCATTTTTTGTTTTATCATTCATTAATAATTCAATACCACTTCCAAAATTTACAGATGGTTTATCATTTATATCATCATCTATATTTAAATCTAAAGTATCAATGTCTAAAACATCTGGTTCTATTTCTACAATATCCATAGTTATTAATTAAATAACAAATAATATTTTTAAGTACTCCGCAATTAAAAATATTTATTTTTTATTTTAGTTTTTTTTTATTTTAGTTTAAAATTATCAAAAGTTATTAAATAATATAATCCTTGAAGAAAACTATCAGCTAAATCATCTTTTTTATTGTTATTACTAAAAAAAATTATTTTTTCTTCAAAATTATTTTTTAATAAAAAATTTCTTGTAAAATCAATACTTAATTTTTTTCTTTCATTATATGATGTTTTTTTATTATCTATAAATGGTTTTAATTTATTTGCAGCAGAAATAAATTTTATGTTGTAAACTTTTTTAATTATAAAATATTGAGCTATCATACCTTGAATAGTTTTCATTCTATTTGCTATTGGACTAATTTGATTTTCTAATAAAATAGTATCTATTGTAGAAAAATCTATTTTTTTTGATAATATATCTAATTCATTTGATAAATTTATCCCTAAATCTATTAAATTTATTTCATTTGCGTTTAAAATTTCAATAGGTTCTAAATAATTATTTTTCACAAAATCTTTTATAATATCTAATATATCATTTTTATTTTTTATTAAATCTGAATCAAAATCAATATTATATTCATTTGCTAATTTCAATAAAAATTTCATATTTTCTTTAGAAACTTTTTTTAAATCAATATTGCTAATTTCATAATTCGAATTTTTTGTATGTATTTTACAATAAGCTATATTATTTTTTTTAAATTTTGCTTGTTTTTTGCAACAATTACAAAAAGGAACAATATTGCATAAATTAATTATATTCCAATCTATAATATTTAAATTGTTATCATTCTCATTATTATTTTCTAAAATACAATAGCCTAAATTTTTTATACCAATATCAAAACTTAAAATTCTCATATACTTTAATAAATTAAATATATATTATTAAAGTATTTAACTTTTTAAGTTTTATTTAAACTAAACTTT